ACTATGATTGGCATCATGATTTCGTGGTCAAGAAAACCCTGGGTGCCCGAATGCTTACTTATATTTGGTATTTGAATGATGTATCCGAAGGTGGACATACTGAGTTCATGAATGGATTAAAGATCAGTCCGAAACAAGGTAGATTGTGTATCTTCCCTGCCACCTGGACTTATCTACATCGTGGTTGTGTTCCTAAGTCTGATAATAAGTATATTTGTACGGGATGGGTGTATTGTGGTAATGACTATCAAAAAACACAATTGGTCTGAATATACACCATTCATTTGGCAATATGATAATGTTGTATCTGATCAGGTGTGTGATACTATTGTTTCACTTATACAAGGATCTACATTACATGATGAATATTTGACAAAGAATACGGAAAGGTCAAAGGTAAGAAATAATTCATGTATTAATGTTTCACAAGTATCAAAGTATGATCATGATATGTTGTGTGCAGATAAGATGATAAATGATATTTTTTCTGATATACATTTACATTATGTTTTGAATAATCCTCAGTATTTTACACTTAGGAATGCTCAGTATTTGTATACTACCTCATGTAGTTACACTTATAGAACATATGATAAGTCAGACTATTATGATTGGCACATTGATAGTTCTGATCATGCACATCTTCTTTTTTCTTATATTCTTTACTTGAATGATGACTTCCTTGGTGGTGATACATTGTTCCTGAATCAACGTCTGAGAGTTAAACCAAAGAAGGGAAGTATGTTATGTTTTCCTTGTGATATGCAGACCGTACATAAGTCAACTACTATTCAAGAAGGGAAGAAGAATATTATATGGACTTGTATGGAGTATCACTGCCAAAAAAGTTAAAAATACCTTAAAAATCATTAAAAAACATTAAAAAATACCTTTTTAAATATAAAGTTGTGTTTTATACCATTCTCAATAAGATGATAATAGTTGAGAATCAATAAGGTTTTATTGTTGAGAATAGGTAGTTTATACCCTCTCTTATATTCTCTAAAACCTTCTGAAACCACCGTGTCTGATGCAAGTTTAGCGAGCGTACCATGAGACGCGCAGTTTGTCAAGTCACACGGCGGCGAAAAGTTACAAGACCCACACATAAACTCGACGAGACTTATAAATAATGGTTATGGATCTCGACGAGACTTGACACTCCTACGAGATCACGTTATAATATCATAGTATCATACATCTCCACGAGAACCATGTACGACGACTACGAGTTTCACTACGAGTATAACAACGAGTCATATACATATGATCTCGACGAGATCTATGAGCATTATATTCATACATCATATAATACACAAGATACATACGAGATTGATGATGAGTATGCGCGAGATTCATGTGATTATGATGCGCTTGCATATAAACATTATGCATAACATCATATACACATAACACATCGCACGAGAATCATGTATACACACAAGCGTACAGTATGTGTAACATTAGACATCGAGTGTTACGATGATTTATACCTGGAAGATCTAGATTGGAAGAGTTTACTAGATCTTGAAGGTGATGAGAATGTCCATGTTAGCATAAAAGAACCATCTGAGGTCTACTGAGTGCCAGTACGTAGATTGGCACGTATATTAATATTTCATTCTCAATAACAAGACCTTATTGAGAATAGTGTGACAGTCGGGGAACTGGCGCAGAGGGGTTTACACGTGCTGCAGAATGCCCTATTGTGTCTGCATGGTCAAAAAAGATTCTGATTTGTTCACTCTCGCCCTCGATTCTCTCCAGCAGTTTATCTACGAAATGGATGCCGATTGGTGCATGGTTTACGACTACATGGAAGCACACTGTGGCACGCTTACTGAAGATCAGTGGGATCAAGTTGAGAAGGTTTACAACCCCTACCTGAACGATTCCCGCTACTGAGTATAACTAACTGCCCGTGAGTTCTTTATACTCGCGGCGGCCGACCACCTGTGCCAGTTGGGGAACCGTCCACCAAACCCCCACAGTGCCCCAAAATCGTGTATTGTAATCAAGTCGTCAGGGATTGCCCCCATGTTTGAAGAACTCTGGTCTGAGATTGCTGATGCTCCTGGTGAGATCTTCGATGTCATTGAGTATAAAGAAGAATGGGAGAAAGAAGAGAAGTTCAATGTAGAGAATTACATCAACTCTAACTACGATTACTGATACAAACCGTGCGGGAGTTCTTTATACTCCCGTTCGGCTGCCCGACCAGTTGGGGAACCGTCCACCATCCCCCTGAAATCGGCGGAGGGGTGCTGTAGGATATGGGGACAGTCAAGAAAACCCAATGCGTTACGAAATCCTGGTTCCCTCTGCCCCCTATGAGTCTGAGTCCGTCTGCGACCTGGACCGTGCCTACCTGATCTGCCTGGACCTGGCAGAGGAGTTTGGTTACGCTGAGATCCGCCACAACGGACATCACATCGCAGACTACGGCAACCCCGCCACCTTCCTGGGGTGACAGTCGGGGGAGTGTCCACCATTCTCCCCATTGACCCCCATCTGCTGCCATACTAACCTCAGTTCAAACGAAACGACCTCATGCGTAAGATCGAACGTGAAATGAACGCTGCCATTTCTAACAATCTGAACTGGCAGAAAGACAACACTTCTGTTACTTTCAATCCTGAAACTAACGAGTCTACTGTTCGTCTCCATGGCAACACTATTGCTGTTGTAGGCGATGACTTCGTGCAAATCTTTGATGGTGGTTGGCAGTCTGCCACCACCAAGTCCCGTCTGAATGCTATTCTTTCGGAGCACGGAATCAAGGGCGAATGTGTATTCCAAAAGAACTTCAATTGGTTCGTTCATAAGTTCATCGGACAGGCAGGAACTTCCCCTGTCTACAATGAGTATGATTTCACCAATGGTTTCATGTTTGCATAACAAATAGAGGGGCATTCGTGCCCCTTTCTTTATACCCAGGTCGGCTGCCCGACCAGTTGGCACACTGTCCACCAAACCCCCCAAAGACCCCCTGGGGGTGCCATACTACCTTCATGCGAAACACCCACATCGAACACCCCGAAGACACCATCCTGACGGGTGACCTGAATGCCCTGGATTGGTTTGAGGCAGCAGGTGCCCTGTCCGTTAAGATTGACGGTGCTCCCGCTATAGTTTGGGGACGCAATCCTGCCACTGGTAATTTCTTCGTTGGCACCAAAAGTGTGTTCAACAAAGTTAAAATCAAGATCAACGAATCTCATGCGGACATTGATGCGAACCACAGTGGCGAAGTTGCAAACATTCTGCACGCTTGTTTTGATTGGTTACCTCATACAGACGCCATTTTTCAAGGCGACTTTATTGGGTTTGGCGGAGAGTCTGAATACACTCCCAACACTATCACTTACGATTTCGGAGAAGTAATCGACCAAAACATCATCATTGCTCCGCATACTTATTATGAGGCAAATGATGACCTCCGTGATAGTTGGGCAATCCCCATGTTGTTCACCATTACTGACACTCCCTACTGTAAGTTTGTGAAACCCAAGGCACGCATCTTCTCTGGTGATTATACCAAGTGTGCAGGGTCGTTTGGTGACCTTACTGAGGTGATTCAGTTTGCTAAAGTCATGGCACAGAATGTGACCTTTGTTGATGATAAGAAAGCAAAGCAAATCAAGCAGGCATTGAATAAGTGCATCCGCGAAGGTACGCCGATTGATGATAATGCATTTGACTGCGATTACACTCTGATTTCTTACTGGAAACTGATCAAATCTATCAAAGAAGATGCACTCTTCCTTTGCCGCAATGATGGTCCTGCTGCTTATATTGGATACGATCGAATTGACTCCGAAGGTTATGTCTACAGCAATGAGTTTGGTACAATGAAACTGGTCAATCGTGAGCGTTTCAGTCATGCTAACTTTAACAACGCGAAGTTTGTGTGCCAATGAGCGTGCTGTCCACTCACTCCCCGATTGCGCCTGATCTGCCCCTTATACTGGTTTCAGTTCAGACAACCCGATGCGCTACCCCATCAACTGTAACGACTCCCAAAGCGTTTGGACCCTGCGCCTCAACCCTATCACGGGGACTGCCCGCGTCCGCTGGTTCGGCACCCCCCTGACTGAATACCGCCACACTGGGGTGTCACGTCGCGCCATCCTTAAGATGCTTTGGTTCAGTGGTGACACCTCCAAGGGACAGTGGGTAAACCGTCACTGCCTGGCATCCTGACCCCCCTCCGACCCCTTATACTGATCTCAGTTCAAACGACACCGATGAGCACCGCTACCTACAACGGTTGGGCAAACTACGAAACCTGGAATGCTGCCCTCTGGATCGGCAACGATGAGTTCCTGTACAACACCGCAAAGGCATGTGTTGAGTTCTGTTCCCCTTGGGAGACCCCTTGGGAAAAGTTCGTCCGCTGCATGACTGACGGACAGATCGGACGCCACATCGGCAGCACTGGCGACGGCGTGGCATGGAATGACCCCGCCATCAATGCCGCTGAGATGGAGGAGATGATGACAGACCTCTGATCCGCCTCCCCCTTCAAACCACAATCCACAATCCTACCATGACCCGCGACCTTTCCCTTTCCCTTCTGAACCGTGCCGCTGACGGTGCCCAACTCCTGGAAATCCTGGACAGCATCGCCACCGATCTGGAAACCCAGGGCATTGAGGAAGTCGCCGCCCATTATGCTGCCATCTCTGCTCCGACTGCCGACCCGATCGCTTTCTGAAGTTTTGTAACTTCCCCCCGATCCTGCCGCCCGATGCTGTAGGATACTCAAGTCAACGCAACCGACCCCATCCCATGGCATCCGTTACCGCAACTCAGACCCGCCGTCTGGTGGATCCCGTGACCCGCCGCACTTATGAGATCAAGAAGGGGCAGTCCTACAAGACGACCTCTCAGGTCTATAAGGTCTTCAACCGCCGCGACAACGGCATCTTCGTGAAGTCGCCCATCAACCGCAACGGCAAAGACATCCGCTGGACTTCTCAAGAGTATGCCGTGTTAGCTGCTGCCTATGTCCGTCATGGTGCTGATGAGCGTGCCTGCCTGGCAGAGTTCCGCTGCTACTCTGAGCGCCACTCCGACTATGCCGTCCGCCTGGCAGTCAACTCCTGCAAATTCCTAGACACCAGCATCAAAGATGCCAAGGGTCTGGACTGCTATGCCCAAGGTCTCCTGAGTGCTCTGCAGTCCATCGGCGGCGCACGTTTCCAAGGTCGCTGACGACCCCATGCGTGCGTGAAACAGCAGTTGTGCGCCGTCCCCCCTTAGGGGCGGTCGCCGCCGTGTATATAAAACCATTGGGTCCCCATAAGCTATAAAGTGTTACGATCGACCTCTAAATGTCTCACACACATATATAAAATCAAGGAACGAAAACATGGAAATGCAAAAAAATCCGGAGGAAAATTTTACGACCGTAGAAGTCGATACCGTGACTGGGGAGTATTATATAAAGTTGCCCGAGTGGGTACTGAATGATTTTGGATGGTACGAGGGCACCCAAGTAAACATGGAGGTTGAGGGAGACTGTATCGTGATAACCGAAATCAAAGAAGATTGACGTTACATAGATAATACTGTATGATACTGAAGTAATTACACTCTATTATGGCTAAAGGATTTACCGTAAAAGCAAAACCACCCACACCATCTCAAAGTGCCCCAGAGTGGGACTATGAGAAAGCAAAGGAGATGATCAAAGGAAAATCGATCGTCTTCTGTCTACCTGGAAGGGGTGTCTCATATACATATCTGAAAAATTTTGTACAATTGTGTTTTGATCTTGTACAAGCAGGAGCAAGCATTCAGATCTCGCAAGATTATTCATCGATGGTAAACTTTGCAAGATGCAAATGTTTAGGAGCGAATGTACTGCGAGGACCCGACCAAATTCCCTGGGATGGAAAGTTGAAGTATGACTATCAGTTATGGATTGATAGTGATATTATTTTCAATACTGAGAAATTCTTGCAACTGGTTCTAATGGATCAGGACATTGCAAGTGGATGGTACATGACTGAGGACGGTCGTACTACATCTGTTGCACACTGGATGGAGGAGGATGACTTCCGCAATAATGGTGGAGTCATGAATCATGAAACTGGTGAGAGTATCTCAAAGCGTAAGAAACCATTTACCGTTGATTATGCAGGATTTGGATGGTTACTGATTAAGCACGGAGTTTTTGAGCACGAGGATATGAAGTATCCTTGGTTTGCACCGAAGATGCAAGTCTTTGAATCTGGAGAGGTTCAGGATATGTGTGGAGAGGATGTAAGTTTCTGTCTGGATGCAAAGGAAGCAGGCTTTGAGATTTGGTGCGATCCTCGTATCAGAGTCGGTCACGAGAAGACAAGAGTGATTTGATACGATGACAGAAAGGTATACAATTCTCCATAACAACAGAGTTTTATACAAGAACTTGACGGAGGAGGAATACTTTGATATGATGGAGGACCTGTCGGTAGAGTTTTATCAGACAGGTTTTCCAAGACCACAAGAACTTGAAACTAAGATTACTAAGGAGTATTAATTATGGCTATGCGTAAGGGTGGCGGTTATGTGGAAGGCGCACCGAAGAAAACTCGTCAAGGCACGGGTGCTCATACCAAGTATGCCGCGTCTTCTCGCAATAAAGCAAAGAAAAGGTATCGTGGTCAAGGTAAATAAGACAGTTACTTAAGTCTTATGAGTTGTCTCATCACCAATCTACCTTCTGTTGAGGTATGGGTTCGTAAAGAATATCTTACAGACCATCAGAGTGGGCACGGTGAATTTGTTAAGGGCGTCTGGGTTTCGGCAAAGTCGATTCCTGGACGTGCTTTTTATTTTGAGACCTATTTACCAGAATATGCGGCAATGTATGATAAATTGCCTATCAGTGCGTTTGTCTCGTCGCCGGAAACACCTAGTCCAGACATGGATCTACCAAACCTACAATTTTGGAACTGTATGGATTATGGTGTGGTCAGTATTGATAAGAAATTCATCGGTAGTATGGACTTTGAATGTTATACACGCGATTTTGGTATTCAAAAAGGCACTTATGTCTGTACAATTGACAATTATCACCGTGACCCAGATATGGTTGACTGGGCAACAAGTGAAAATCCTGCCGAACACAAGTCACATAACCTGATTGAACTTGAAAATGGTCAATTTGCACTGTACCCGAACAATAGATTGCGTATTTTTGACAATAGTCTAACACCTGCCGAACCAAAAATGCCAGATTTTAAGGTTTCCACCCAATGGTATCAGGTAG